TACATCTTCCTGTTCAGCGGTTGACAGTTTCTTCCAAATCCATGAAAGCTCCCCGAAGCCGCCGCTTTGCTCATCGGTGCTAGAAAGATTTTTTAAGGCGTATCCAACTAGAGCGCCCGTAGCCGCCGTTGAATCTGCCGCCTCAAAGTCTGACTGAGCCTTGCCTGCAATGTCCTTATCGCCAGTAGTCAAGGCAATGTCCAGATGGCTTCTGTTTATCGCCGCCGCAATAACATTATAATCGTTCTCCCCTGCGGTGCTATAAGCAGCCCCCAATACATTTGCTAGGTTCGACCTGCTAGTGTCGTAGTCTTTTACTAACTCGCGTTGCTGCGCCTTAAACACCTCCTGAGTGGCAAGTTTAAATGTAGACGCCGCAACTGTTGAAATGGTTGCGCGATACTGCGATGCAAGGCGCGGGTCAATCTCTGCCAAAACAGAAGAGTGACCATCCATGACGCCGTTAATCGTTGTCTTGAGGGAGTCAAGATCAACAGGCTGCCCGGCTGCAACAGCGCCGTTAATTACGGCCATCTGGCTTCTTGCCTCGCCCTCTAGCTGGGCTTGCAACTTTTGACCAATCGTTGCGCGAGAAGCAGCGCCAAAGATAGTCGTCGGATCGCCTACAATCTCGTCAATATCTCTGTCTTGCGAGATTGCATCTTGGATTTGCTCAACCGTAATTGGTTTATCAAAGCCATACTGAGCGCCAGCGATCTGCGCCCTTTCCGCAGCTTCCTTAAAGGCAAAGCCGCTCATGCGGTCGAGCGCATTGCTAAGGGAGCCATAGGCTTGTGCCCTAGCCGCCCCAGCAGACGCATAGTCCACATTTGGACCAGGAATAAGTGTAGGACGCCTAGCCATTAGCGGTTTCCTTCGGGGGGCCACCTATTTTTCTGTATGTTAGGGCAGCCTGTCCAAGCGTTGCGCCAGCGCCAAATATGCCAGATCTTTTGGCTTGAGCGGCGCTGTCAAGCAACAGGCCAGACCGTAATGAGCCGCCCTCTCTGGCGATGATTTGGTTGTCTTGCAAAATCCTGTAATCAATAGCCGCTTCTCTCTCTGCTATTTCAGATAGCTGCTTGTACGACCCACTAAACGGGTCCAGCCCGCCAGCCCCCGCGCGAGCGACTAGAGCGCCTTGTTGAGCGTTGAGAGCTTTAAGCCTATCTACTGCTGCCTGCCTGTATTCCAATTCCTTACCGCGAGCCTGTACTTCTTCAAGTGCTGACTGTCGCGCCAAGCCCACCGCTTGCGCCCTACCAGCCCGAATCTGGCTGTAGGCGCTGGCGGCTGAAAGAGCGACTCCAATCACCGGTAGTAGTGCTGCCATTACTGCCCCGCGCTAACTTTGTAGTCGATGCCAAGCAAGTTCATCTTGAGTGGCACCGTCTGGCCAATAGTGATTTGCCCATTATAGTTGTAACCGAGAATGCCGTTCAGCGTTTTGATCCCGGTGTACTCGGCAACGTCATCGTCAAGAATGCCAGTCCCGAACCGGCGGAAGGAAACTTCCTTATTGTTAATGGTCATCGCCTGAGTTTCGTAGACCTCGGCATTAACCTCAAAGATGCGCTTCTTAAAGCCCCGCAGCGAACCACTTGATAGATTCGGCTCAACCGGCAACGTCACAATGGACGGCGTAAAGTTCAAGCCAACCTGATAACTGGTCGTTGCGGTCTGTGCGAATGTTATGGTGTAGGGCGAAGCAGGAACCGTTTGATCCGGCTCAACGACGCCATCGCGTATGATTTTGACTGACTCAGCTTCAAGGTGAGCCATTGCCACAGACGATGCAGCGCCACCAGTTTTGGCGCAATCCAAGAGCGTGTCGCTATCAAATACCTCAACATAATAAACATCCGCGCTGTTTACGTTTCGCTTAACAACAACATAGATGTCAGTCACATCTACGCCAACATTCAAAAACGTCCCGTCCGTAGTCCATTCACTCGGCGCAATGACGTTCTGCGAGCGAAGAAGCGTGTAGCAGGCTATGCTGCCGTCGTCGTCATTGACGATCAGAAGCCTGTCGCCCTCATCAGTTCGCGTGCTGACCCGCACAGCCATCTCACCAGGAGACTTCAGGAGATGAGAGGAAAGCAAAGAAATCTTTGCAGACGTATATGCGTTAGAAACGTCTGCATACTCAAAGTCCTGCAACGACCGGCCCTGCCGCTGAATGAACAGGGATGCGCCGTCAATGTTTTGGATGCGAATGCCGGGCTTTGCGCCGTAAGAACTTTGCTGCTTGATAATAAGTGTCTCTGGGGTGACCGGCTCGTCTAGCGCCTGCGGCACATAGAACTCACCTCCCGTAGTAAAAATCTGAAGGTGACGCCCTGAGTAGATGTCTACGATTGCATTGAAGGTGCCGGTATCTAGCGTTGCCTCGACACTATCATCAGCAAGAGCCTCGCCCTTGGAGAAGTTAAAAAAGTCGCCTACGCGCGATCCCCAAATGGTAGATGGACGAGACTTGCTGCCGCCGAAGTAAAGTCGCCCCTCGTGAAAAACCACGCTGCGCGGCCAGCCCCTTGTCGATGACCACACATCCTCGTAGCCATGCTCAATAAAAAAGTTGCCAGAAGAAATGGTTGCAGTGTCAAAAAACGGAGTCTCTGTGTATGCTTTTACGGATGTGTCACTAACGTATTCAACAATGCGAGCGCGACCAAAGCCGTTGCTTTGCACTATATACTCCCCAACGGCAGCCGCCTTGAATGCCTTTATTTCGTAGTTAGAGGTGTTGTTCGGCGCGGTGTCCCACGCGGGCTCCACTGTGAGAACCTTTGTTGAGGCAACGTAATCCTCAACGTGTCGCGTCTGCCCCGACCCTGTGCCGCCCGTAATCTCGATAAACATTCCATTTGGCTCGTCGTCAGACGTAAAGCTACTCGCCGCCTTCAGGGTTATCGTATTGCTTGAGCCAGCCTGAGCCGTACCTGTATCGGTAGTGGTTCCAGACGCAGTAATAGTAATGTTTCCCGAAGTGGCGCTTGGGGTGATGTCGTAGGTGGGGGAATGGGTATCAAAAGAGAACGCATACTGAGGAAGAAATTCAAAGCTAATCGTTGTGGCTGTCCAGGTGGAGTCAGACACGCCCCTGACGATCTTCACTGGCTCTAGGTCTTCGTGAACAATAACGAGCGTATCCGCGCTCTGCACCCAATTCAGTTCAGGCAAGATGCCAGAAGTGACGGCGGCAATAGTTAGGTAGTCATTGCCTGAGCCATTGATATTCGTTACTTGCGCCGAGTTCTTAAATACATACATCTTGCCCGGCGTAAAAACGAGCATGTAACTATCGTCAACGCTGAACTCAAAAGGAACCATGCGAACAGCGGTCCCAGCCCCACTGTCAAGAGCAGCGATGTATTTAGTGCCATCCCTGCGCCGTGCGCCACCCTGCGGCTGAATGCTGACATTCGTCGCAGACGAGAGTCCCGAGCGGTATTGCGCGATATCAGTCCTTGCACGCAGTTTCGGGTCAAGCTCGCCAGACGTAAAATCATTCTGTATTTGAATGATTCGGCTCATCCGCGAACATCCGTGAGCGGGAAGTCCATGATGTTCTGCGGCGGGCGATCAACGCCATCAATGTTCATCGAAACCCTAGCAAGGCCGCCCCGCATGCTCTCGGACGGCAGGCCATAAGCGAGTCTGTGGTAGTAGTCCGCCTTAGTGATCTGATCCGTAATCGGCTCCGCAAAAGACGCGGCGAGAGCGTGCTTTAGGTAATTAACAAAATATGCCGGGAACAAGGATGGGTCCACGGTGTACTGATAGTCGATCCAAACGCTTTCGTAGTTGGCGTACAGCGCGGTCCCGTAAATATCGAAGTCGTTTACAGGCGTCCCACCGGCTGAACTGGTGATGAACACAGCCTTTGGATTTCCAAGGATATCGCCCGGAAGTTGGTACTTGTATCGCCATTCTGTGACAGGCGTGTCTACAAGCCGCGCAAGCTGAACCTTCTTGATCGACCAGCTATACGGGTACTGCATCAACAAAGTGTCCTGAATGTCGTCGTAGAGGCGGTCGGCTACCTGAGCCTCGTCCGTGCCTTCTGAGAAACTTGATAATGCAGAAGCGCCCAGCATGATGAGCGCGTCAGAACAAATGCTAAGTTTGGTGTCGCCAGCGGCCATCGCGCCTAACCCCGATCATGCCTACGGCAGCGCCGTAACGCCCCAAAGAAGAATTGGGGCTGGCGAAAGCCAGCCCCAATCCAATTAGTCACCATCCGTGGCGGCCAGCGTAGTACCGTCCGCAACGTCAACAACTCCACCGCTGTTCGAGAGAACTTGCGTGAGAGTGCTAACGCGGGTGCCACCAGTCGAGGTTACGCAATAGATCAGATCGCCCACGGCAAGCGTGTCCGAAATGTCATTGAAGTAGCCAGCGGTGTTGACATCCGCAATGGTGTCCGCCGTCTGATATGTGTAGATCGACGGAGCGTTGCCCTTTTTAGAAGCAGAGACAACGCCAAGTCCCGAAGCTGAGAAAGCCATGCTCTTACTCCTTATTCGGTGCTGCTGATTTTGACGATGCCTTCATCGTCAATGGCGATGGCCCCAGCGGAGAACATCGAAGAAACGAGGAACGACGTCTTTTCGGGGACGTAGTTGATCTCGCTCTTCTGGTTCATGCTGATACCAAGGCCAACAGCATCACGGTGGAA